ACTTCTTTTGGCTTTACCGCTTCTGCTTTAGGTGGTACTTCTTTTGGTGCAGGCTTTTCTGCAGTAGGTTTTTTACCTTTAGGAACTTCTTCTTTCTTAACCTCTTCTTTTTTAGGAGGAGGTTTTTTCTTTTCTTCTTTAGGTTCTTCTTTTTTCTTTTTCTTTGGTTTTCTACGAACAGTCAGAGCTTTGATGAGTTCATTATTTCTATCTTCTTCATCATCTAACTTATCTTTGTGGTCTTTTTCGTCTTGAATTCTATTTGCTAATTCAGCTTGACGAGCTCGTTGCATGGTCATGTAAATCAAACCAAGAACTTTTGTGGAAGAATCTAAAGCCGCATAGTCAATGGGCTCAGTTGATTGATGTCCTTTAGGTATCTTTTCGCCAACGTTAAGTAAACCTTTGAGTAGATTTGCACCTACTCCGGCAACTTTGCCAGCCATTTTTGCGAGAGCACCTAACATTTACTATTTTCTTTGCCGTTCTTTAATCTTTTGATTTTCTTCTTCAATGTATTGTATCAGCATGGAGACGTAAATATCCCTCTCCCAAGGTATCATATTCTCAAGTTCAAACAAACTATACTTGTGGTGCTGCATCAACGAAAAGTTTGTTTTATAGTAATTTCTTAAATTGTCATGACGAAAAATTAACCGAAAAAACTTTCAAGTCCTTCGGCTTCAATGGTATGATGATACCCACATTTACTACAATCCATTTCTAATACTTCTTTTAATTTTGGTAAATTATTGAAGAATTCTTCTACTTTACCAAATTGTTCTTGATTCATACTTTCAACAAACTGTAACATTTCACCTGGTTGTGCTTCAGAAGCATAATAGAATTGTTCGCCATCATAAATGTATTCAATAGAATTGGCCACCATATTAAAGGTAACTTCATTGATTGTGTCATACTTCAAAGAATCTTGAACAATACTAAATTCTGGATACTTTAACTTAATAGTAATCTTGTCATCAAGTTGAACTTCAGGTGACACTTCTTTCTCTTGCGTAACTTTGATATCGGTCAGATTAATATCTTTTTCCATGATATTACCACAGACTTTACCATCCACTTCATTGTTACACTTATACTTTGTTTCAACAACTTCACCAACAGACTTGGCACGGAGATTGATGAAATAATATTCTACATCAATGATAGGTAACTTACCAATATCAACACCTTCTGTTAATGTGCAATTGTATAGAATGTCCTGAACACTTTGATTAATCGTTTGTGCTTCAGATGATTCCATGGCCATTAACAGATTACGCTGTTCTTTGACTAAAAATGGTCTATATTTAATTCTTTTCTTTGAAACTGGCAACTCAATTTCGTAAGTTGGTACATCAAGTTTAGGTAATGCCATAATTAACTCCTATAATTATAAATTCAAACTACTTCCAAAAACTTCACTAACAGCAGTAGAAAGACCTTGTTGAAGAATATTCTGAACAAGATTTTGAACTGAGTTATTTTGCCATCTGGTGTAGGCAAATGTAACTGACAATTTATGAAACCCATCAGATGACCAATCCAAGTCCAATTGATTCATAGAAATAGGATAAGCATCGTATAAATCAACAGAATAACTTAATTTATTAGTTACATCATATTGATTAACAGTAATGATTGTTGCATAATTTTGTTTATATTGATAATTAAAATTCAATGTTGGGTTGATTAATTCTAACCATTGGTCAAAAAATACTTTTTGTTTCATATCATCATCAACAATAAAAGTTAAATCAATATCATTATACGTTGTAAGATATGGATACTTTTCAACAGGATTAGAACCAATCTTTTGTTCTGCTGTGGCAAAAGTTCTACCAGGTAATTGTGCAGAATCACAACGATAAATTAATCGTCTTACATCACCCATGTAAGGTATCAATGCCAATGGTGCATTAATTTGAACGTCAAAACGACTTGGTCTTGCCAAATCAGTTTTAAAACTGGCTTTAAAATCGTTAATACCGCTTGCCATTAACTTGTCCTTATTTCTTCTACTGATTCTTTCCAAACTTCTTGCGGTTTGGCACCTTTAAATACATGGGAAGGTAACCACAATGCCGTTTCCCATTCTTCTGGTTGGATGGCAAGTATTTTAGACTTAATGTGACCGTGTAAATATCGTTTAATACATGGCCTAAACTCACGGAAGCGTCTGGACGCATTTAGAATATCGTAGGTGACTCTCAACCTTTTAATTTCATTATCATCGTTCAGGATTGCGAACTGCAAAAGTTTGTCTAAAAATGCCACTCTATACTTAATTGGCAAATAATGTAGATTCAAGCCAAGAAAGCCATCATTATACTTTTCTAATGCCAATACCAAAGGGAATCGGTCATAATAATCCATGTCCGCTTTACCTTTTGGGTCATAGTAGAAATGGTATAAACCACCTAAAATGAACTTTTTATTCTTTCTAAAATCTTCGGCAGCAATGTTTTTAGGAATGTATGATGGATTCCTAATCTCGGCAATCTTTTCCATGAACCATTTATAGGATTCCCTAGATAATGATTGTATTTCTGCAGCAGATTTTTGCTGAGTAAGTAGTGTAAGTTTAGATTGTGCCATTTAAGTATTTAGTTGATTCCTAGGTGGTCTTCGGTAACCAATCTAAATTCCCATCCACGGTCAGCACAATATTCCGTAGCTGATTTCCATTTGGCTTGATTAATACCATAGGTACTTACTTCATTGATGTATTGTTTTGTAACTCTCTTGCGTGGTTCTGGCGGCACCGTTTGTTTCTTTGGTTTAACTTCAAGTATCATTGTTTTCAGTTTACCATCTTTGGTTCTTACTTTCACAACAAAATCAGGAAAGTACCGGTGCCATTTTCCATCAACAGGAGATTTATAAGGAATTACCAACTCCTCAGACCCCCAAGAAATGATTTCGTGGTTATTGTCTAACCATGTCATTAATTTGACTTCCCATGAGGAACGATAAACAATATTGGTTGGATCACCAATATATTTTTGTGGATAACGAGGTTTAAATCGACCGGAATATGCCATAAATATATGTATATTCAATTTTTTAGAGAATTCAATGGCTATCATTTCAATTCCAAGTTCTATCGGTGGTATCAGTATTCCTGGTCTTACGACTCAAGGTCCTTTAGGTCTACTGTTTAATAATCCATTTAGTCAAACAAACTTACATTATCCTAGAGATTTGCAGTCTACTGCTCGTGGACATTATGTTACCTTTCTAATCAAAGATATCAATCCAGTAGGTTACCAAGAAGGCGTTGAATACGACCTCAGTTCAATTACTGGTGGAATAGCTAATGCTGCAGTTAATGCGGCTACAAATTTAGCCGAATCGGCAATAAACAGCGTAGCAGATTTCTTTAATAACACCGGATCCACAGGTACCGTGGCTTCTGCGGCAACACTTACACCAGAAAGCACCACAACTAGAGGATCCATTTCTTTGTATATTCCTGAAACAATGAATTTTACATATAGTGCAGGTTATAATGATGTAAGTTTGACTGGCGTTATTGGAGATACAGCAGCAAGTCTTTTGGGTACCGCAGGAAAATTTATGAGTAAAGCGTCTGAAGGAAGTAAAGCTTATAAAATGGGACAAGGCATTAGTTCTATAAGTGATGCCGCAAGCGCTGATGCAGCAAAACTAGCACTTAAACAGGCAGGTCTTGCCATTAATCCTAAATTACAACTATTGTTTGAAGGTATTGGTTTTAGAAGTTATTCAATGGCGTTTACTTTTACACCATATTCGGCACAAGAAGCAGAACAAGTAACCAATATTATAAACACATTCAAAAAGTATGCAGCACCAAGAGTAACAAAAGGTGCAACACTTGGTATGTTTTTTATTCCTCCAGCAATCTTTGAGCCCAAGTTTTATTACAATGGTGTAGAGAATACCAAAATTAATGCAGTTAAACCTAGCGTGATTGAAAGTATTGATGTTAATTATGCTCCAAACGGATGGTCAACCTTTGGTGATGGTTCTCCAGTTCAAACAACATTGACACTACAATTCAAAGAAACAGAAATTCTTGACCGTGATACTCTTACAACAGGAAATTATTAATGCAGTATTTTACTACATTACCTAAAATTGTAAAAACGAATCAATTTGGTCAATCTTTACTAATGACCAACTTAATGGCACGGTCTAGTGTCATTCCGTCATTGTTAAATAATGCGGCACTATTTTATCAATATGATATACAAGATGGTGATACACCAGAATCAGTTGCTTACAAATACTATGGCGAATCTTATCGTTATTGGATTGTTTTGTTTGCCAATCAGATTATTGATCCACAATGGAATTGGCCAATGAATAATATGGTATTTGCTGGTTATTTGGCAGATAAGTATCCGGCAGTTGATGTGTATGCAACAATACACCATTATGAAAAAATTAATACTCAATTTGATTTTGGAACAAATACAACAACGGTGGATAAGGTTGAAATTAGTGAAGATGCTTACAACAACTTAATACCTTCTACTAACGTTTATACATTACCAACAGGAAAAGTATCGGTTGCAATAACCAAAGCTGCAATTAGTATATACGATTATGAATTAGCTCTAAATGAAGCAAATAGAACAATTAATATTTTAAACAATACTTATGTAAATGAAATAGAAAAAGAATTTAAATCATTGATGAAGTCTTAAAACATGGAAACTATTACCAATAATTTTGATATAGCACCTACTCCTGCTGGTGTTTTTTACCCACAAGATTTTTCATTACAAAAACTAGATTTTATTAATTCTAGTGGTCAACGTTTTTCAATGCAAAAATTATTGGTTGAAATGTCATATTATGAGGACATTTATAGTTTTTGTGCTTCTGGTTCTGTGACATTAAGGGACGCACAAGGATTTATTGAATTGTTTCAGTTATCCGGTAATGAATATTTGGAAATTAATTTTGGTAAAATCAAAGATGCTACCAATACCGATGACCAAATATTTCATGTATACAAAATTGGTAAAAGAATTTCAACCGGCAACATGAATGATGAGTTCTACACTCTTTATTTTTGTTCTGAAGAATTGTATTTGTCTGAGCAATTGAAAATTAGTAAATCTTATATGGGACAAAAAATATCTAATATTGTTAAAAGTATTTTGACTAATACATTAAAAACAAAAACATCCAAAATCAATATTATTGAAGAAACCACAGGTATTTACGATTTTATTGTTCCAAGATTTAAACCATTGGAAACCATTTCTTGGATATCAACTTATGCTAGACCAACAACAGGAACTGGTTGTGATATGTTGTTTTATGAAAATCGTTATGGATTTAATTTTAGGTCGTTACAATCAATCTATAAAGATCCTGTTTATGCTTCTTATAGATATCAACAAAAGAATTTATCTAAAGAATTAGAACAGATAGAAGATAAAATAACTTCAGTTTTGGATTATGAATTTGTTAAAGCTTACGATGTTTTGAATGATACTAATTCTGGTACTTTTGCCAATCAATTAATATCTTTGGATCCAGTAACCAGAAAATCAAACATTACTAATTTTGATTACACAAAATATCAAAAAGATTCTAAATCATTAAATGGTGATGGAGTTTTAAATTCTTCACCTAATAGATTGGGTACCACACCAAATCAAAACTATAGTGCTGTCACAAAAGTAGCTATTAGCAATTCAAATCAAGGATTAACTCCTTACATAAAACAAGCTCCTGGTTCGGTGGCCAAAGATATATACTTAGAAACATATGTTCCTAATAGAACAGCACAACTTAGTTTGGCAAATTATACTGTATTAAAATTGGTGATTCCTGGTGATCCAGGTATTACTGCTGGTGCTGTTATTAATTTTGAATTATTGTCTTTGAAACCAACATCTACTACTAAAGAAGCAGATAAGTTTTATTCTGGTAAATATTTGGTATCGGCAGTAAGGCATATAATTAATGATTCAGGTTCATATACTACGATATTAGAAATAGCAAAAGATAGTAGTGATAACGCATATGCTGGGACTAATAATAGTTCAGCTGAAAGATTACAGGCGGCACAAAATTAATGGAAAATTTTATTGGTAAAGATGGATTTGTTTGGTTTATTGGTGTAGTAGAAGATAGAGCAGACCCACTAGGATTAGGTAGATGTAAACTAAGAATTTTTGGTTGGCATACTGATAATAAATCGGAATTGCCCACTTCTGATTTGCCTTGGGCTTTACCAATGTATCCCATAAACAATTCAAAAGCCTTTTCAGCACCAAGACTTGGTGAATGGGTTGTTGGATTTTTTATGGATGTTGCTTCAGGTCAGGCACCTGTAATGATGGGTGTAATTCCTGGATTACAACCGTAGGAGAATAAAATGGCAGATGTTCAATCACCACCACAAGTTGCAAATGATAATTTAATTCCATTATATACAAATAATGGACCAACATCAGGTAATCCAACAACACCTGCACTCTCTCGCAGTGTGGTTGCAAATACTTCTATTGCTGCGGCTAATAGTGATTTAGCACACATTTGTGATTTTTCATTGGATATTCAACGCAGAACAGAATTGAAAAAGTTTCTTAATGCTCAAGCCAATAATATTAGAGAAGCAATTCGTGCAGTAATGAGAGCCTTAGGTTTTTCTGACGGTACTGGCACATATCAATGGTTAATTGACAAACTTCAAGCAATCAAGCGAGGTTTAAAATACATTCAAAAAAATGTAATTCAACCAATTCAAGATTTTAATAAAGCTGTTGTTCAATACATTCAAAAAGTTCAAGAAATTATTGCTTACATTTTGAGTTTACCTGCTAAACTTTTGGCCTTGTTAGGTGATTGCTTAAAATCTTTGCGTCAAGCAATTTCTAATGTATTGTCCGATGCTTTTAGTTCTACTGGTAGTAGTGGTTCAGGTGGTGCTGGTTTTAGTGATGTAATTGCTGCAGCAAAAGATACTGCATCAACTTTGGCTAC